GCAAGACTGGTAGCCTTAGAGAATTTGAGCCTGACTGACGCCTACGGTCGAATCTATAATACTACGAGGTCAGCGCCGGCGACTATTAACAAGGAAGCCTATAATCTAGGCAGTAAGAACCCCAAGATAGCCGCCAGAATTCAAGAACTACGAGACAAAATTGAGCGTCCCTTGATAGCTGACAAGGCTGAACGTATGGAATTACTGACTGAGATAATGAGAAAACCAGAGGAGCGTAGTCGTGACAGGCTTCATAGTATCGAAATTCTCAGCAAGATAGCCGGTGACTTCGTGACTACATCAGTCACGGAGACCAATATCAATTTGAGCCTAAAGCAATATTCAAGTGATGACCTTGTAGCTATGCTACAGGCAGCCAAGAGACAGGGAGAAATAGTAGAGGGAGAGAGAGTAGATTAGTTACTAGGTCTTACTACGTAAGACCAGTAACTATATTTTTTCTAGAAACTCTTTGCATCGGCCAATTTGACGAGTAAATCAGGAAAATTTGGAGAGAAATTTTACTTACGGTCTTACGAAGTAAGACCTGTAAGTAAGCGACCGACTTGCCTTCCGTCGCCTGCGTCACACGTATAATAACTAAGCGAAAAAATGCGGCCCATCTCTCCGGAACTCAAGGAGTAATACTATGACAGAGACAGTAACGATAGCGGATATAGAGCGGGAGTTAGTTTCTCGTGACTTGTGGCAGTTCCTTCAGTTTGTGAGGATACCCGACCCGCCTCCTAGTGGTAGGGGTTCTGCTCAGTTTGAATATTGGACACACATAGAGGAGTTGCACGGGGCGATTGAGGAAGTTAGTGCTGGTGGTATGTTGCCTATGATAAAGGCTAGGAAGTTAGGTATTACTTCTTATTATGAGGCTAGGTTTTTGTGGCAGGCTATGTATCATGAGGGGGCGTTTCTTGCTGTGATTAGTCAGGGAGAGCGAGAGGCGATGAAGGTAATTAGTGATTGTCGTTTTATCTATGAGCATTTACCTGAGCATTTGCAGGTTCCGATAGTTACGGATAATGCTAGTACAATGACGTTTAAGGGTGGTGGGAATATCAGTGCGTTTCCTGCTACTAGTAAGGCTGGTCGTAGTTATACTGGTACAGAGATATTGATGGATGAGTGTGATTTCCATGCTGAGTTTGAGGCGTCGTATAATGCGTTGTTGCCATTGATTCAGGATTCTGGTGGGAAGATGTTTCTGGTATCTACTGCTAACCCAGATGTTGTAGATAGTCCTTTCAGGCAGTTGTACCAGCAATCCGACAACCGGGTTTTCTTTGGATATTTTGAACGACCCAATCGCACTGAACACACGTATCAGAGTGCGTTGGATTTGAGTACGGACATAGCGAGGTTTGAGAAGGAGAATCCCAAGAGTGAAGCCGAGGCGTTAGCGCCACCTAGGACTAGGGCCTTCTTTGATGTGGATGTATTGCAGGAGATGTATGAGGATACGGAAGACCCGCGTGAGAGATTGCGGGGTTTGATATCCATATGGCAGTATCCTAATACTGTTGGAAGGTACATTATTGGTGCTGATACGGCTTGGGGTAGGACTGGCAGTTATAATGTTGCGACTGTAATTGACTACCAGACTGGTGTACAGATGGCTGAGTTACATGGTAGATTACACCCTGATGAGATGGCACGTGAGCTTATGGATTTACATGAAATGTATAACCATGCTTATCTCGGACTCGAAAGGGCGGGTGAAGGACAGGAACGTGATGGCGATGCAGTTGTGGTTGTTGATAAGGTGGTTGACCTATTGAGTGATTGTTCTTGCAGGGGCAGGATTTATTATCACGACCGCGCATCAGGGAATGAACAGATTCCCGGCTGGCAGACGGATGGGAGAACCCGACCTGTAATGCTTGCAGAATTTGCCGATGCTATACGAAATAGATTGATTGTGCTACGATGCAGGGAAGGTATCACCGAAATGCTTTCCTTTATTCGTAATGAAGCAGGCAGGCCCCAAGCGTCGAAAGGTGGATATGATGACAGGGTTATGGCGTATGCCATAGCTTGGCAAATGAGAAAATTTGCTAATTTCGGCACAAGAAGATTGCGTGGAATGAGGACTTCGGTTCCAACCGCGTTTTGAATAGGGGGGTACGATGCCTATAGACCCGCGGCAGAAACCTGATGAAGATATATTCAGGGATTACTCGGATTACATGGATGATGTCTGGCGTGAAGCGCTGGAAGATATGAAGATTCTCTCTTCCCATTACACACAAACTGCTGATATATGGGATGATTACTACAGAAGAAACCCCGATGTGCCTAGAAACAGGCCAAATTACCACTCTGGACTTGAAGTTTCACTCGTTGACAACGCTGTTGATGCCCATTTAGCCTTTGAACCGCGGTTTGTAAGACCACCTGTTGGTGGAAGTCAGGCATCAAAAGACCGGGCGAACCGATTAGAGAAGGGATTACACTCTGTTTTTCAGGATGCCTTCGCTGCTGCACCCAACTTCGCTACTAAAGAGAACGGGAAGCAGATGGTTTTACATAATTACACACAGTTAGGTGTACTTTTAGACCATGAATCCTTGCAGCGTCCACAAAAAAAGACGGGTGAAGACAAGGAAGACTTCGACTGGCGTGAATGGGAGTGGATGTCACGCCGAAATACGTGGAATCCTATACGATTAGTCGTACCTGCACCCGGCGAAGTGCTTATGGCTCCTACTGAGAAGACACCGCCTGTCGCTATTTGGCGCAGAACTATGAAAGCATACGACTTACACGCACATAGCGAGACAAAATTGAACCAGACCACGGCACGCAACAGAGCTTATGGTAGTTCGCGGGCAGGAGCAGCTATATCTTTCGATATGAGAGACTATGATCCCTATGATGACATAGAAGTTGAGGAGTGGTGGACTGCCAGATGGCACGCAATGCGACTAAAAGACGGTGGAATGATCTATGTTGAGCCTAATGGGTGGGGAATCCAGCCATTTGCACACGCATTTGGTGGTTCTGCTATTACTCCCGCAGGCGAAGAGTTCAATGTTAAGTGGTGGGTCAGGCAGGGAATCATGTATCGTGCATTACCAACCCTTACAATGCACAATCAGGCTGCTGTTGGACACCATGCTCTGCTGATGAGAGCCGCTTATGCCCGACTTGGGTATAGGCATGATACAGGTGAGGGAGCCGAACAACTCACTGGTCAGATACTTCAGGGGGAAGAATCAGACTGGTGGATAGAGAAAGTACCACAACTACCCGGTCAGTCCTTTCAGCATAAGGCTGAACTTGCTAATACAATTGAAAGAACAACTTACTCCAGAATGGTTGCAGGACATGGAGTTCCTGAGATAGATACCGCTACTGGTATGATTATACTGTCAGAAAACAGTAACAGAACCTTCCGTGCAGCTATCATGGAGATGGAACACCTGTATTCTATAGCTGGTTCTAACATACTGAAGCTGCTATACAGGCTGAATAAAGAGTATGGGGAAGATTACTCCAAAGTGGGGATTGGCGAGAATGTTGTCAATGTCCGGGACATGGAAGACAGCTTCTATGTTGAGGCTAAGTTCGAGCAGATAGACGCAGTTGTTGCACAACAGGAAGCGCAAATGGCGATGAGTGAACTTGAGCGAGGCCTGATTGATACCGAAACGTATTACAAGATACGCAGGTACGAAGACCCGACCACGATCAAAAAAGGAATCCTGAAAGATATGATATATAAAGACCCTGATGTTCTTGAGCAGGGCGTAATTAACGCGCTGCGAGAAGAAGGGTTTAATGAAATGGCTGAGAGAAGACAGGGTGTGCTTGACCAGCGAATCATGATGAGGCAGTCAGGTATGCCTGCGGAGGGTGGAGGAGGAGGAGAAAGCCCGATGGCACTAAGTCCATCAGGCGCTCCCGGTCAGCCTTTCGTTGACAGCCCGGATGCAATTGTAAGACAGCGAGGGCCTAACCCAGAACCACCTATGCCCAATACAGCTTTCGGAGGATAAAAGTGGCAAAGACAGGTAATATACTTTTTGATGTCTCTACTGAAGTAGGGGGAGAAATATTCACGGCTAAGAAAAAGGCATTGAAATCTAATGCTGTGGAATTTGGAGAAACCAGTGGAACCCCGGAACAGTGGAGAAATGCTGTACGCAACAACCTTGCATTTCGCCAGAAGCAGCTCAAGAAACTTGGGGCTAAAGACTTCATGACGAAGCTAAGGGGGTACTAATGATAAAAACTGCTAAAGAGGCCATGGACTTTTTAACTAATATCCATGGGGTGAGAGCGCTGGGCACAGCAAAACAGGGGCCAGAGGGCTGGACTATTGAATCCAATGATGATGGAATTTATCCCTCTTTTGTCCAGCAATATATCAATAAACAGGTTGATGCAGGTGAGGTAGAAGCGACGTGGAACCCCGACACAGAGAAGTATGAGAACCCGGAAGAATACGAAGACGAAGTATTTGTGCCAGAAAGTGTCATCATGGATGCTGCCTATGCGGCTGTTCGGGCGCAACAGGAAGACTACAAGGCCCAAACACCTGAGCGTTTTGCTGATTGGGACTTTGCGTCACTTGGCAATATGCCCTTCTCTATCAGTGCTGATGGGGAGATGCGTATTGATGACACTGAAGCATCTAGGTACTTAGAGTCGCTAGGACTTGGAGTCTTTTATAAATCTAAGACAAAGGCAGATGAAGAGGCAGAGCGGCTTAATCTTGACCAGCCACAAGTCGTGAAAGATTATAAGATTGAAGAAGGAGAGGATCAGCCGCTCTATACAACAGGCCCGGAAACTGAGTTTGGGGCCTTTGCAACAACTGGGGGTTGGACTGTGAAGCCTCTGACGGTTGATAAATTTGAGGGGTATGCTTCCGAGGAAGACAGGGATAGGGCATATGACATGCAGAAGGAGAACTACCCTAATCTTCATTTTGAAAAATATTTTGACACCAAAACAGGAAGGCACTCGTTTCGGGAAATAGACGACCCTGACTCGGGGGAATGGAGTACACGGGATGAACAAGAAGCTGTCCGTGAAATAGCTCGCAAAAATGCACAAGAGCGCATCAGGGCAGATGCAGAAGGTAGGCCTCCCGGAACGTACGTATATGAAGAGAAAGAAGATGGTAGTCATGGCTGGAACTATACTCCGGGAGCGCGGTCTGATATGAGTGTCTCTACGTCACTGGAGGAGATACAGGCTAGGTTTAATGCGATTCCTATTGATTTGCAGGCTGAGTATGAAATATTTGATGACTATACACCGCAAGGAATAGCGTATGGTATCCGTCGTCGACCTAAAGATGATCCACAAACAGCTCGCCAAAAGATGAACGAGCAGATGTATGCATGGTTAGCAAGTGGCGACCCTAAACTGGAAGCACAAGCGATGAGAATGGATACTTTGCTTGATTCTATAGATGCTAAGCGAATGACCTTTCAGGATGCGTTTACTATGTTTGCGCCTTTTGCTGAAAATGCGGATCAACTAAGAAAGTGGATGTCTGCCATGAATGACATCTACCAACCTGCTCGTGGGGCTGGACTTGGTGGTTTTGGTTCAAGACCCGGGGCGGGAGCCACAGGGCCGTTTGGTGGAGTGGGAGGAGGATTCATGGGGGATACTGCAACAGGGCAAGAGTATGCGTTCCGTCAGGCTGATGGCAGCTTTGCTGCGGGAGGTAAGTTTTCTCCTGAACTGGTCAATGCCCTGAATATGCAATTAGGGCAGTACACAATGGGTACAGGTGAAAAGGCGGCGGCTGGAGACTGGATGAAATTAGCAGGACACCCCGGACTATATAGTCTTTTAACTCCTCAACAACGAGGGGAAGTGCCTACTGATGACCGCACCGTGAAGGTTTTGAAGCCAGCATTTTCCCCAGAAGATGAGAAGTTAAGGCTCGCAGGCAAGCCATATGTAACGGCTCGCATTGATAAAGATGGTAACCGTGTTGCGGGTCACCGTTTCATTCCCACACCTGAATATTTTGGGCTGGGTACGAAGGAAAAAGATACCTATGATGCGGCAGACGCAATGTTTGAAGCACACAAGCAAGGACAGGCAAAAAAGGCACATCAACACTTTATGGCTAAGGGCGCAACAAGAACAACTTACTACTAGGCGGAGGACAGTATGACCAATCCAATCCCCGCACAAACACCGGGGCAAAAGAAAAACCAAGCGTTCCCGCGAGTCGGTGAAACGCAGGAGCAGTTCTTGGCTCGCACTGGGCAGTCTAATGCGAGTAAGTGGAAGGGCGTGCCATTTGTTGCCCCAGAAGTTGATTTATCAGAGTGGGGTGTTAATGGCGCTCAGCAGCAACCGTCTGGTTTTTTTGGACATGTTGTGGATTTTGCGACCAGCGCCCTTGGGCCGGGAGTTAAGCGCGCAGTACCGAAGATCATTGAGGGCATTTCTGGTGCTGAGGGCTTTGGTGCTATCCTTGGCGCACCCCTAGCGCCGCCGTGGAAGATTATGCCTGACATAACAGGGAAGGCTCCCGGCACAAAAATAACTATGCCGTTGGGTGCATCTTGGTTTACGGGGGTGATACCCGGCGTCCAGTTCGGGAAAGATATAGAACGTACTGATATTAGTGCTAAGACCTTACATGAGGTGGAGATGCTTCACCGGGAACTTAGGGCTGGCAATATCAGTCATATCGAATGGGCGCAGAGACTCGTTGACATACAGCGAGAGCGTCCCATTATAGAGCAATTACAATCAGAGGCCGTGTTTGCTGTTCTTCCTTATGAAAAAATAGTATCCATATTTAATAAGGGGACTAAGGGCGTTCCACAACTTGCGAAGATCGGCGAGGATATGATTCAGTTTAAATTAGCAGCGCAGGATGCTGCTCCTCCACCTAGGTTGTTAACGCCTGAAGAAATAGTATCAAGTGGGCAACCCTTGCACGGAACGGGTAAAACAGGCACAGCCACCATGACGGCTCGTGGCGTAGAAGGGGCGGGACAGACCTTGCCGTCTGGTCAGGTGATTGGTGGAGGTAGATTCCATCCCGAAGAAACAACTCTTTCTGCTCAGGACTTCATATTCCAGTTCCGTGAGCGAGTCATTGCACCGGTGGAGCCAGTACTATCATGGTTAGATGACTTTATGGTCGCTCCAATCAAAAAGTCTCTTAACAAGTTTATGTACGAGGTAGTCGATGAAAACTGGGGACTGAAGCAACTGGAAGACGCGACTGGCGTACCTGTACATAGACTTGCTCAGGTTGTTCCCGGTTCAGCAGGCAAAGCGCAATGGATTATTGAACAAGACTTCGCCCCCATTCTTGCCCGTTTAGGCGATGACGCAAGAGACATCTATCACCTAGAGGAATACATGATTTCTCTACGCATGACGGAGTTAAAAAGGATAAACCCCGACGTTATTCTCCCCGGGAATTTGGGCATTGGTGACCCCCTAAAATATCGTGAGGCATTGGAACTGAAGTTGATACAACGGTATGGAGGCGACCAAATCGCGGAAACGCTTGGTCGCCAGCGATTTGCAGAGATTGATAGGGCAGCTCGGGATTTGTTTGCGTTGGCTCATCGTAATCTTAAAGCATATTTGGATGAAGGCATCATATCGCCTGAAGACCATCACGAGATTTTGGTAAATAACAGGAATTATATCCCGTTTTTGCGGGACGGCTTTGATGACCGAGACCTCAATGTTGCGCGGGGGTTTACAGAGAAGGCGTGGGCGTCATTATCTTCCACGGGATTAAAGAAACTGTCGGAGGCTGGCAGCGCTAGAAAGGTGCAATCACCCTTGCAGAACCTTATTCAGTCTAATTATGCGGTTCAGAGGAGCATAGCTACCAACAGGGCTGCTCGCGCCTTAGTTGAGGCATTAGAGGTTGCGGGACTCAAGGACTCCAATCTAGCTAAGAGAAGTGAATTCACCTCCGAAGGACAGAAATTAGTTTACGGCAGCGGCGATATTGCGAGGATGAAGCCGATATACTATTTTGAGGATGGAGTGCGCCAAACGGTTTATGTTCCCCCAGAGCTTGCTGCGCTTGCAAAAGGCATAGACGATGTTGATACCGGACGAATGTTTGGAAACATCTTGCGAGCATTAACAAATCCTGTGCGTTATGGAGCTGTTAACTATAATCCCGGGTATCCTTTAATAGCAATATCTCGTGACTTATTTCAGGGCATGTTTCGGGAGAAGGTTATTAGGCCGCAGGACTGGTGGAAGGCTATGACTGAAGTATGGACGCACGGGGACATGTATGGTGACACAGCAAAAATTGGTGGTTTTATGTCAGGCATTATTGAGGACACAAAGTGGGCGCTAACGCCTCCCCGAACAAGCGCTGGGGGCATTAACGCTGTTGACCCACAAGAAGCGTCATCAATACTAGTAAAGATTCTCACGGCTGCAATGAAGTCTCCCCCAATGCAGGCCCTGAAAAAGACAGCGGAGGCGGTTGAAAGAGGCAACGTGTTTGTTGAGCGAGTATCAAGAGTGGCTACAAACATAAAGCTCATCCGGGATCAGGTTCCTGAGTTAGAGAGGGCTGTTCGCGTGCGCGATGTCACTGTTGATTTTAGCAAGGGTGGTAGAACCATAAAGTTGCTTAATGTGGTTGCGCCATTTACTAAGGCGGCGACAACTGGTGCAGCGAACATGGTGCGTACAGGATGGAATAATCCAAGATGGACTAGTATGTTCGCTGCTTCTGCTTCCTTTGCTACCACCCTTACGCGCGCACATAATGCTAGTAACTTTCCTGAAACACATGAAATGATTCCAGATTATCTTTATGAAAAGAGTTGGGTTGTGCAGTATGCAGAGCAAATACATGTGGACGGATCGAAGAGTCCGTTATATTTCCAGTTGCCCAAAGGGGAAATAATGGGAATTTTGTCTATGCCTGCGGAAATAGGGTTTCACGTAGCGAGGGAAAGTGATGACAGGACTTATCTTGCGGCATTGCTTGGCCAAGGGATTCCTTCTCTGGCAACTCTTACTAGTCCGGTTGAAGCTGGGTTTTCTCAGTTTGTAACCCCTGTTCTTGGAACATTGATGCAGGCAGAAGGAAATAGAGACTTGTTTACGGGGAGGGATATTGTTCCCGATTGGGAGGCAGACCTTCCTGAAACATGGCAGTTTGATGAAGATACTAAAGAAATTTCAATTCGGGTGGGTCAGGCGACGGGCATCCCTCCGTATAAGGTAGACTATTTACTTAATACTACTTTTGGTGGGCTTGGTAGAGACACGAATTGGTTGGCAAGCATGATTGTTGGGGCAATATTTGGTCATGCCCCGGCAATTGGTGAGGAGTTAATTCCTCTAGAAGATAGAAAAACAAAGATAGAAAAGATAATGGAGTTGCCGTTAGTGCGCCGCATTATGGGAGCAAAGGATTCAGGTGTGGATGGTCGGTATTTTGAAGACGTTATGGAGATGAGTAAGCAAACAACGACCGTGTACATGTCTTACCCCCTCATCAGAGCCATTGCATTGAAACCACAGCATGTTGGCCGCAATATCACACTGTATCCCGGGGAGCCTTCAGTGGAATTAACTTCTCTGGAGAGAAAGATATACCAGCAGGAAGTATCAAGGGTTCTTGAGGAAAAGTTAGTAGCATTAATGAGTAAGAAAAAGTATAAAAAGTATAACGACGACGTAGAGGAACACAAGATTTTACTACCGAAGTTAGGGTCTATTCAGGAAGATATTGAGAGGCGCTATACAGAGCCGGTAATCGGATGGAGAGCTGAAGCTAACGCTGCTGCTGCAAAAGAAATTCGCAATTCGCGCAAAAAGGCAAAACGGGACTTGCAGTCTAGAACAGGCGGTTGACAAACCGTGGTGGTTAATTTTATCATCACGCGAGAAACATAATATGGCCGGGGCAGTTATGACCCCTAGCCCAAATGGAGGCACTAATGACTACGGACAATACTGAACAGGGAGTTGCAGAAGCCACAGACGTGGCTGTACCAGAAGGAAACGCCAACGGGCAAGATACACAGGTACAACCACCGGATACCGCTTCTGCCGAACCACAGTCAGAGAAAGAAGTAGAGTTAGCGCGACAACTTGCTGAGGCAGAGCAGCGGTATAAAAGCGCCGAGGGTCGCTTGAAGGCGAGGGAAGGTTCCTCCCCTTCAGTATTACAGCCACACATCGACGCATTGCAAGCCGCAACAACGGAGATCAAACGCGAAAGGCGTGATCGCATGAAAAGGGATTTGGCTGATGCCGACATCCCTCTTAATGAGAGGCAGGCCGCTTTAAGTCAGATTGAAGTCGAAGAGAAGGCTGAGGCGAATCAGGCTCGACTGTATGCGTATTCGGATAAATTAGCGAAGCGCATTAACTCCAGACTGGAAAGGGCAGGTCTGGCAACAGATCACCCCAAAGTACAAGAGGCGTTAGAGAAGTGGAGCGCTGCAACAAGTGAAGAGGACTTTGATGATGTCTTCGATGCGGTTGATGATCTTCTGGCTGATGAGCGCGAGGCGCAAACAAAAACAGCCGTTGAATCTGCACAGAAGGAACTAGAGGAGACTCGACAACGGTTAAACCAAGAGAATGGTACTCTTGATGTAGGTGCGAACAGCGCAGGTGTTGGGCAATCAGGAAACATGTCCGACCAATCTACGTTTGAAGCCTACGGAAGAGGAGAGATACCTTGGAGCAAACGTGTGGCAGACGCAGGCAAAAACTTAGGGTACTTACCCTAGCCTGACAACTGCTAGTAACAACTTTGTTTAAAGGAGGCATATAATGCCACAGAGCGATAGAGGAAAGATTGAATTATTTAACGACTTCTTTACAGGGATAGATATTTCGGGCGTGGCTGATAATAGTACCACCCGAACTTTCTACAACCTTGGGGATTTTCGCCTATTCGGTGACGGAATTAGCGAGATTGATTCTGGTGCTTTGGCGATTGGATCAGACGAATTGTCTGGGGTGGTGCGACTCACAACCACCAACGAGGATAAACATGGTGCTGTTCTCGGCACAGAGTTAGCCTTTAATGTGGGTCTTATGGGCCCGATTGTTGTCGAGGCTCGTGTTCGATTTAATAACTTGGATACAAAAGACGCTTTCATTGGATTGTCTGACACTGTGGGAGATGATCTTGCATTTGAAGACGATATGATAACAGGAGCAAGTACGACTCTAACCTTGACTGCTTCAGATTTAGTCGGGTTTTATCTGTGTGCCGAACTCACAGATGATGAGGACTGGCACGGAGTTTACAAGGGTGGGTCAACCACAGGTGAAACCACCTCAACAAGTGTAGACCTCGATGATGACGCAGTAGCTGGTGAGTTTCAAGTGCTAAGACTAGAGGTTGATACTAACGGAACAGCCCGATGGTATATAGATGGCACTTTAAAGCAGACTGTAGTGGGGGCTGTTTCAACCTCTACTGACGTTGGTGTTGTGTGCGGAGTTCAGGCTAAGGGCGCAGCTATTGAGGAAATGGACGTAGACTACTTACTGGTACAGGCAAATAGAGACTGGACTGCATAAGTAACATTTTGATACAAGGAGGTCATTAAATGGCCGCAGGAAATACAACAACAGGATCATTAGCAGATAGTTTAGATACTATTCAAGCTGCTGCTAGATCACGAAGACAATTTGATGGCGTAATGCCACAGTTGGTAGACAGAGTAGAACTCGATGCCAACACAGGTACAAGCTGGAGGGAAATACTCCTCGCTAATCTCTCTGCTCAGGCAGTTACAGAGAACACAGTGTTGGATAACCCACAACAGTACGATGACTCTGCAATAACCATCACACCAGAGATGGTGCAGATTCAGACATTCATAACCGACAAGAGCAGTCGCAACCTGAACAGCAAGGTTCTTGCTAAGATGGGTGCTATGCCAGGTGAGGCTATGATGAGGAAGAAGGATCAAGATGGTCTAACAGCCGCTGATGCTTCCACTCAACTTGGAGCTGCTGGTTCCCCTGTACAAACAGGAGACGTTGCAGCCGCCAGATACAGAATCACGTCCAATGCAACAGAGCCGGGGCCAATGCCAATATCTGGCGTGTTCCACGGTTTTGCCATAAAGGATTTCTACGATGAACTCGTAGGTGGTACTGGATCATACCCAGTTCCAGATGGGGCTACAGCTACTGTATTCCAGTCTGGGTTCAACCTGCCAATTGCTAATGTAACAATCTACGAAGATGGCAACATAAGCATTGATAGCAGCGATGATGCAAAGAACTTCGTGTTCTCCAAGATGGCATGGGTTCTGGTTGAAGGTATGACAATCAGGACAGAGACTCGACGTGAGCCACACATCGGCGGCGGTGGAGATAGCCTCTTCTTAACCGATGAGTATGCTTACGGGTTACGCAACAGTAACTGGACATTTGAAATAATAGGTGATGCAACAGCACCAGCTTAGGAGTCTATGTCTAGGTTAACTAGAGAAATAACAGAATCATCTGTTAGGCCAGCAGCAGAGGTTGTGAACTTTAACATGACCTCTGCTACGGCGTTGCATGAGATAACACGTGTTGTCGTGGACGATGAACTTTGCTTTAGTCTTACAGAATTAAACCTTCCCACACAAAAGGGAAGGGGGTTCAGTAGGTTTCAGTTGCTGCGTATTGTTAGATTAGATAGTTTGGTAACGGCGTATGTGCATTTAGGCCCTGCTTCTAAGTTTAAACAGGGGCAGTTCTTTATCCCCGGTGGTCAGGTACTGCCTAACGGAAAGGGAGAGGCGTGGCACACCGTTGCAGAATTAATGGAAATAGCTGACGAGTTGCGGGGTAAACCCGCTCTTGCAGTTGAGCCATCTGATTTGCGAACCGCATTTCAGAACAAGGTGGAGGAAAAGAAACGCCGACGTAAAAACCAATCTACGTTTGGCAGGGCAGCACAGTTAGTAAGGAGTCCGATATGACGACAGAGAATGTAACGCAGGAATCATGGGAAGAAGCAGTAGGTAGGGTATCCGAAGGTGAACAGACTGCTCCAGCCGCTATGCAGGAAGGCGAGATGCTTTCTACTGCGGCTGATGAGTTTGCGACAAGGGTATCTTCATTAAGGCACAAAGGATATGTGCCATACTGGGATACTAAGACAGGTGTTTATAATGAATGTCCACAGTATATGAGGTGGCAGATTGGGGAGATCAAGCACCCTGACGGTAGTCCAATGTATACGTTTGTTGATCCTAAGATACCACCAGATCATGGGTTAGATTTATTCTGTCCTCTTAACCCTAACTCACCTACGTATGAGAAGGTTCAGAACCTAGGGTTTGTTGCTTGCAGAAAGAAGCACATACCTAATCACAATGCGTTAGATATGCACGTACAGAAGTCACATAAAAGGGCTGCGGCTGCATTAGAACAGCTCAAGACAGATGCTATACGTGAAGAAGACAGGGATTTGCAGAGGCAGATGCTACAAAGCAACCAACAATTGATACAGTCTTTGGCAGGTCAGGTTGCGCCACAGGCAGTCACACAAGAAGACAAAGACGAGAAGCCTTTTTAGGGCTTTACAAATATATTATAAAAGTTGTATTGTCGGGCTAATAGGGTAAGATACCTATTAAGTGAGTACTTTACACTGAGGAGGAATGGAAATGGCGAGTAGAAATCCCGGGCCAAAACATGTTGTTAAGCCTAGTGCAACAGCAGCAGATACTGCCAGTCGCAGTATCGGGCGAGACGTAACTCAGGTATCTGTGTTGGCAGTGACTAATGATGCAAATGACTGGATCACCCTCCCTCCTTTGGTTAGTGTGCCAGAAGGTCACAGGATTACTATCCTGTGTAATGCAGGTGGTAACTTTGAATTGCGCACTCCTGCTGGTAGTGCAGAAGAGATCAACAGTGAGGACTGTGACGGCACGAAGGAATATCTTTGTACCGATACACAGATAGTCTATGTCACTAAGATAAACAATACTATCGGATGGGAAGCTAATGCTTACACCGCTATTGGTGCGGTTGCAACTGCTGTAGTCCCTGACTAGTCGGTAAATAAATCTCATAAGAGAGGTTACATATGCCAGTAAAAAAAGCAGTAAAAAGGGTTACAAAGACTGGGGTAGGGCCTAGGGGTCGCTCGCATATGCAAGCACCTAAGAGTGCAGCGAGACGCGTGCCAAAGCCGGTTAGTGCCGGCCGCGAAGGAGCCAAATGGGCCGGGTTTGTCCCATCGGCAAGCGAACTCAGCCGCGCGAAGCCGAAACTGCGAAAGCATGAAACTGAACTGCAAGAGCGAATCATGGCTCGTCCGGGGAGGAAGAAGCAACTTGGGAAAGTAACGCGACCTTCAAGAGGGCCTGCGTCCCGTAGTCGATTGAGGTTTCGTGGTCGGTAAAATTTAATATCTAGCCTTCTCCCATACAAGAGGTCTGGAAGGGATGGATAGACCAAGGAGGTATAAATGCCAACAGAAATACTGGGGGCCAATTTAGGTCATCAAAGAATTGCGGGTGCATCTGCGGGTGTATCTCTTAGTACAACAGCGGCGTTCACGCCGTTTCATCAGGGAACACAGCATGTTGATATAACGCCACGGAACTTCTCCACGGCAGTTGTTGTCAAATATGCCTTCTGTCCCTATCTTATAGTTCTCAAGGCTGATTCAGCAGATGGCCTTGGTGGTCATCTTCAGGACTATTCACAGGTAGCCCAAGACGGGTCTACGTCTACTACAGTGGACATGGGGGGTTTTACTGCTGGGAGAGGGCTATACGTCGGATCGGCTGTGCCGTTTAGGGGCGCACACATTGATGTAGGTACTGGGAATGGGTCTGGTGGGGCTGCCCTTACTGCTTACTACTGGAACGGGTCTTCATGGGTTGATCTGTCTGATACAGACGGTACTAATGGCACTCGTTCTTTAAGGGTAGACGGAGCAATTACATGGACTGTTCCTAGCGCATGGCAATCATCTACACTAAAGAAACTTGCTTCTGCTGCTGGAGAAACATTAGATTCGTCTGGTCAGAAATGGTCTGATATTAATATGTACTGGACAAAGTGGGAATGGAGCGCAGGCATTACTGCTGCCACAACGCTGCGCCATATCTTAGGTATCAATGAAAGCACCGCTTATGCTGAGTTAATAGACAGCCAAGCTTCTGAAGGTAGGATTCACAATGGCTTTGGAGCCAATGGGGTAGCAGGGATTGAAGCCCTGACTAACGCAGGAACAGCAAACTTAATCGTAACTTGTAGTGCTATGAACGGATACTTTAGCACTGGCAAGGTACTGTAGGAGGTAAGCAATGCCTAGATATTCATTAGGTGGTGGTGGAGGCGGTACAGCCGCTGTAACCGCCCTAAACGATGCTACCGCTAACGAACTCGTAACCGTTGGTAGCACCACAACAGAGCTGGATGCTGAGACACACCTAACCTTTGATGGGTCAGACCTGAAGTTACTGGAAGCAGTAAACGATGGTAACCCATCTATCTCCATTGGTGGTGCAGATGCAGAACGGTTAGTGATACAGGCAAAGTTTGACTCTGGTGCGCAGACCCTTGAGTCTGTGGAGTTTGCTACTGCTGCTGCGTCAGGTACGGCTGACAGGGGTAAGATGGTTTTTGACGTAGATGGTACGGACATAATGACCATAGATGATGGTGGGGTGAACATTGGTACGGGTAGCTTAGAGACAGCAACAATTGACTATACCGATGGTGACCTGTCAATGACCATTGCTGATGGTGGAGGGGTTACATTTGCAGCGAACATCATAACTGCCGACATAGAACTAGGTCATGCTACCGATACAACCATTGCAAGAAGTGCTTCTGGCGTAGTAACTATTGAAGGGTCAGTAATTAAAACAGCAGGGACAGAAGATATGTGGATACCTGCTGCTGCAATGCGACCAGCATCGACTAACGGCTGTGCGACATTAACAGAAGTAGAAACAACAGCCACTCGCCCAGACATGCAGGTTCTAGACTTTGATTCATCAACACAGGAATATGCACAGTTCTCTGTTGCCATGCCTAAGTCATGGAACGAGGGTACAGTTACGGCGCAATTCTATTGGACACACGCAACAGCAGTGTCTACGGATGTTATATGGGGTATACAAGGGGTAGGAGTTTCTGATAACGATACGATAGATGTAGCGTATGGTACTGCCCAAACGGTTACAGATACGTTTCATAATGCTGCGGAAGACTTAGCTGTTTCGGCAGCCACTTCTGCTATTACACTAGCAGGCACTCCTGCTGCGGGCGATTTAGCTTTTTTCCAAGTGTACCGAGATGCTGATGCAGGAGGTGACACAACAAACTCTACAGATGCAAGGCTCATTGGTGTAAAGATAAACTATACAACCAATGCTACTAACGATGCGTAAGGAGTAATATGGACGCACCACAATTCGGATATCAGACACTAGGCTTTGGGAGCGGCTATGCTGGGCTTTCTTCATACACCCCTGTGGATGGACAAAATGATTCTACCAAAGCAGGGTCAATAGGCAAAGATATGTCAGCAACCAACCCTGATAACACAACTGATGTATCAATGGAGTTTCTGAACTATCAGATTGATCATGACGAAACGTGGACTAATACCTGTACCTTAACAGGCTTGGGGACAACCCATGAATCTTTGGTACATGGTTACTTTTTTAGTAATAAGAACGATATCGGCACTCATACTGGTACTTGGAAGTTAAGTATAGGTGGCACAGAGGTGCTTAGCCAGTCAACAACCTCTAGCTACAATGCTCAATATGGTAGGAATTTGACTGCTGATACCTGCGCTATTGTTGGCTCGGTACATCAAGTAGATGATGCTGGGTCAGGTAGTAGTAACAAAGATAAGTTTTGGATTGACTCGCCTATAATTGGTGGGGCTGCAACACAGGGAAGTAATGGTCCAGACACAACACCTGTGCTTGTTGCGCAAGCACATATTGGTGGAACTGATATATCTGGTAGTTCGCTTGCTGGGTATGCTCTAGGTAACTGGTACGAAGCATTGGGTGGTAGTGACACCCTTCAACATACTGTGGATGATGCACGTTTTGGTAGTTATGGAACAGGGGAGCCTTCAGGAATCCCAGCCACATCAGACAAGATGAGGATTTGGGCTAATGCAAGATTTACACTAAAGGATGGCACAACGGTAGTTACCTTTAAATATTACGACTACTATGCAGCATCGCCATCAGAAACAACATTTGGTACAGCTACCTTCTCTGTCAGCGGGGTGACCCACAACAACTATGCTTATGTTAATGCAGATATTGATGCCAGTGGATATACTCCAAGTAGCCCCGGGGGTGCACTACATGCAGTAGGAATAAAGGTGTATGCCAAATCAACATCTGGTTCTCCGAGGCTTGGGGCTAACTCACAGGTTGTTGCTGGTCTCGCTCGCGAGCCTACGGCATAAGGAGGTAAAAATGCCATCTAACACAGAAATAATGAGTCCTGACAATTCTATAAGAGAACTCATAGAGGCTGGTACATTAAGCGGACATGTAGTGGTGATATACACTGTGCCGATGACTGGTACGGTTTATCTGCCGTCACGGAGAGCAGTTGATGCTGCCCCTGTTACTGGGATGAATGAGGGGCGAATTAGTTATACCTTCCAAAACGCAGATGAAGTCATTGAAGTACAAATCCTCTCTGTGAATTGGAAAACAGGGGAAGCGTCTGTGTCCATTGCTATGCCTACTAGGATAAGAACTCAGTTTGATACATTCCTAAATGGAAAGACTATGGCTCAGATACTTTCCGATGCAGGGAAAACAGCATTAGTTGTTAGGCATGATTCTGATTGGACAGAGTAGAATATATAGGGGGTAAGACATGGCTATTAATTTAGATCGAGCATTAGAGATGCTAGGCCGTGCTACTGGGATATTTGTATCGGGCACATCTAGTGGTAGTGGTAGCACGACAACACTGGTGGATGCAGTTGATATATATCGCTATGACATTAACACCTTAAAGAACAAGTGGTTGTACATTCGGAATAGTTCTAACGACTCAGTTGATAACCTATCGAGGCGTATTAGTGACATACATGCTTCTAATGGAACCATTACCGTAGATGCTGCCTTTCACGCGTCAGATGCAACTGGTAGTAATACAACATATTACATTACCGCTTATGATCCAGATATCATGCGAGATTCCCTGCAACAGGCTGCCAGAACATTGTATCCACATATTTACTTACCCACACAGGATGAATCAATCGTTGTTGATAACCTCGTAAGCAACTGGGACTTTGAAACATGGTCTGGCAGCACAGCTACCGGGTGGACAACGGTAAGTGGAACCCTAGCAGAGGAAACGGGCTTTGTTGTTCACGGGTCGTCCTCTGCAAAGCTAACTAATACTTCTACGACAATAGATAAGATTACTCAGGACTTGTTGTCTACATCAGGGGCAAATATTAATGAAACAGAAAGTAAAACCCTACATGTCAGGGGGTGGGTGTGGAGTGAAACTGCTGACGCTGTTCGGCTTAGTGTAACCTTTGACGGCTCTACGTTTCACTACAGTAACTATCACTCTGGAACGGCTGAGTGGGAAGGCCCTGCATTAATATATATTGACGTTCCAATTGATTACGGTAGCAACGAGCAGATTAAAATTTCCTGTGATGCAACTGGCTTAGGCGTGATTGGGTACTTTGACAATGTAACAGCATGGATCGATAACATACATAGTTACGACCTGCCTTCTACGGTGACACGAGGGCCACATAAGGTATCCATACAGTCCCACCAATCAGAGCCCAATGGTGATTATGTACCGCTATCTACCCCACTGTCTGGAAGGATACTTCGGATTGAACACATGGGTACGTTAACAGTACCAACTACTTCTGCCTCTATAGAAATAGATGAGAGCAGAGGTGAGTTGTTAATTGCTCAGGCAGCAGCGCACATGTTCCAGACACTGGCTATGACAGACTCTGGTAACGCTTCGATTCACATGCAGCAGTCTGCATTGTGGCAGAGCAGGGCAGACAGGTTACTAAGCCAACCCGGTATAAGAATGAAGGGTATGTCCGCACATGAGCGCAAAACGTGGCGTGTGGTAGAATCAGGAGAGACTAGAAAACTAGCACTAAGCGGCAGGTGGTAAATGGCAGTCATAGAATTAAACGGCAACTACTATACGCTGGCACGGGGTGAGGATGGCAAGGCCCCTGTGGTTCAATCATACGTCCGTCGTCTAGCGTCGGCATACAGGGCCATTGGTGTGCAGCATAGGCAAGACGACACGTCTGTAAACAGATACGTTAGCCCATCGTTCCCAAAGGGTATAGGGTGGCAACGTGCTAAGCGTGACTCTGGTCGAGGGGTAGGTGGACTCAAGGATTCTACCTGTTTCACCATGAAAGGGCCTATATCCAACGGTAAGTTACAACAGTCAGCTACAGTCTCCGAGGGAAATTCCGATCATTTAAAAAGGTTTTATGATTACGATGGTGTGGTAGTGGGATTATTTCAGGAGACATATAGCTCTGGGTCTACGGATGTGTATAGGCATGAGGAGTTTGGTGGTGCTGATGACACATGGAATGGCGGGCAGGAAATAGATGAATCAACTCAAAATGCTTATGCCATGCACATATTCGATGGCTGTGCATACAAAGGGTATCAGGTAGCAATAATGCAATCTGATGCCAATGATGAAAAGTACAAGGTAATGTCCAGCACCGGGGGGTCGTGGGCCACTATGGCGGGTGGCGCATCATTCCCTGATGGTGATTACGTTAATCCTGACCAAGAAAATGTTGACTACAACTGGCATCCGGGCAAGATATTAGCCTTTGGCAACTATCTACTGATAGCCATATGGCTGGATGACAGGGCGCATCCTGACGGAGATGACACCATCAGTGTGTATAGCACAACAGCGGTAGCAACAAGCGCAACGTGGGCTGCCGAGTGTACAGGTATTCCGTCAGTATATGGCCCAAGGGCGTTTGTGGACTGGTATGACTTGTCAGGTGCTAGAAGCCCGGTTGTCGTTGACCCGGGAGGAATTTATTCTATTGATATTGCCAATAATACATTTACTAAAATGTATAGCCTTGACGGACACGAGCATAATGGACACTGGTCTGTGGTAGGTAATGATGGAGCGTTATATGTGGGAACCGGAAATGGTGACATCATGCGGTTTTATATTCCTGCTAGTGGCGTTCTTGATGTTATGACCGTCGGCCCTCCGGGTGACGGCTTACCAACAGATCGCCAAGGGCATGTAAACTGCATGACAAAGACTCCATCTGAATGGTTACTGGTGTCTTACGGTGGGCATAGCGCAGATCACTATGCTTCCATCTTTGCCATAGACACAAGCGTTATTTTGACAGACGAGGAAACAGGGAAGAAGTATATGCCTTGGCACTCCTTGTATAAGCACAGTGTTGCTAACTTGGATATCCCACAGATACACTACAGTGCTTTAGATGACGGTGTTCCCCGGTTACACTTCTCCGTAGAGGGTACGCCTGATACCCTACACTTTATCGAGTATCCATTAGATAACCCTGCATTAAACACAAGCATACAATATCAGCTTACGAGTACATTGCAGCTCCCTGACGATGACTTGGGTGATCCGCAGTCTAACACCCTGATCTTACAGGCAATGGTTGATGCTGATGATCTTGCCGCCGGAACGGACGGTAGTGGCGGTAGTGGAGACAACCACATTGAATTTCGTTATGGCATTGACGGCGCATCTGATGCAGGAACTAGTCTGGGTGATTTCCTAAGCGGTCAGAAAACTTTGTCTTTTGGGTCTGGCGCTGGTGTCAGTGCCAAGCGCATAGGTATAAACCTACTGTTTGACCGGGATGATTCGCCCAACACAGAGACTCCTAAGATGCACGAGTTTGAGTTACAGGGCCAACATATCATGTTAGATAAGAAGGCATGGGATTTCACAATTGATATCTCTGCTACTGCCAGAGACTTTTCGCCAACCGTTACAGCCGGGCAGAAGGCTGAAGAAGTCGTCATAACCAGTCTGGAAACTATTGCCCAGTCTACTACGCTGGTAACCTTTACAACCGGGCGCATGACTCAAACAAGGGTGCGTGTTCCAAACGATGCCCCACCGCAGTTTGCTCTGACCGTAGAGGATTCGTTTCTAGATGATACGGGTTATCGGACTGGCTTTGTAACCATTAGGGTAGAGGAAGCGATCTAAAACTATGGAGACTGGAAGACGTGAGGAGATACAGAGCAATACTAATGGCGTTAATGTCTTTGGGCCTAGCGGTAGCCAGAGAATCACGCACATGTGGTGCGCCAAGAGTGCCTGTGACTTCACGCCAGAGCTTAAATAGGGTATTCTGGACAAAGTATGACCAGTCTATAAAGAGGTGACATATGTTACAGCGAGTAAGACCACAGATATTCTTAGCGATACTGTGCCTCACAATTCTTGCCGTGATTGCTGTGTTTAAAGGTAATCCAGAAATAAGTACCGCCACTATTGGCGGTATTATTGCGTTGGGTATGAAAATACTAGAAGCGGAGTAAGGTTATGATTAGAATGATATCGTCAGCATTGAAATCTCTGGTGAGATTAGTGTTAGTTATACTGCTTACGCCCTACAAACTAGCCAAGTATTTAGCCCGTGGTGTAATGCCAGTATCTCGAACCAGCACATCATGGCTTTGGTGGTTTACCAGAGAGATGTTAATGGTTCCAGTGTGGGTTATCAGTACGTTCCTCAAGGAGATGTGGACGGTAGCCAAAACTACATATCGATTGGTACTCCGATCCCCAAGAAAGACATACAGCAAGTTTGTATTCTATCGTGACTGGGTGATGGTTAAGGTGGAATACCTACAGAGCGAGAGCCAGAAGTGGAAGGCACTGTTTACTACACTGAAGGCTCCATATTCACTACTCAGAGCAATGGGCTTCAGTCCGCAGTTCGCCACCAGTATACTAGCGGCAGGTTCTATAGCAGGTGGTGGTGTAGCCGTAGCTGAAGTGCTAGAACCGCCAAGCTTTGAACGTGGTGACAGTGGAGTCTACGCTGCTCCTAGTATTAACCCGGTTTACTTTGAAGAAAAGTTCAATACGTTGCGTCTGGATGTAGGAGCAACAGCAGTAGGTCTGGTACAGATCACGGATACCACTCTCGGTACTGCTTATACTGGGTCAGATTTACCTGATGGCGAGTCTAAGGTAATCATCGTTGGTGGACTCCCCACTGTACAAGACCCTGCATTTACAGGAACGTACCTTGAGGTAGGAACTCTTATCGTAGACCGTTGGCGATGCGAATCCCTAAAGCTTACCAATATAGAAGCACATGAACTTATTGTGCATGGCAATACCAGTGATGGACAGTCCATTGCGGCTGTCGCTGGTACTCCTCGTGACAGGGGTATAAACGGTGGTAACAGGGCTACCGATATGATTACATCTGATTCATACTATGACCAACTAAAGATCACAGCAGCTACGTCTGGTGTGAATGGTAAGATAGACGTACTGCGATTATCCAACCTGTACAGCAAGGGTGGTGGCTGTATTATAGACAGGGTTAAGGCAGGTACAGTAGAGATCACGCTCAATGAAATAGGTGGTGATAGTGACCTTGCTACTAAGGCGTTTGAGATAGAGACGAGTGTTATCTACAAGTCCTTCTCTAACGTAGATAACGTAGAAGTAGAAATGGCAGCACCTGCTGTTCAATAGGAGAATAATGGATATACAGGAATTACGGGATGACTATGCAGGCAATATGATGACTGCTGATGGCTTTGATGATGCCTTTATTGGCGTATCGGAACGCTTTGGCAGGTCACCAATTGTTGCCTACGATAAAGATAAGTGCATACAGATTCTAATGGACAGAGATGGTATGGACTATGAGGAAGCAATGGAATTCTTTGACTTCAATGTTATTGGAGCGTGGGTGGGCGATGGCACACCTGAGTTTATCACAGTGAAGGATAGCGATGAGATTTGAAACAGGGCAGACAACAGTTGGGTCGGCTGGTACAGCGGTACAGCTTAATGCGAGTGCGTCAACAATGGTTAAAGAACTACAGGTGAAGGCACTGGCAGGCAACAGTGGTGTGGTATACGTTGGTGGATCAACGGTATCAGCTTCTACCGGGTGGGAATTATCTGCCGGGCAAACCTTTACCCTGACTTATCAGGGCGAAACGATTAATGCAAATACATTCTGGGTAGATGCAGCGTCTAGTAATGACAAAGTGGCTTGGTCAATGTTGGTGAATGGATGAAGAATCATCCTAAACGATGTGCTTTCAGGCATCAGGACGGAAGCCGATGCCGAAAGAAACGCAGCGAGGGTACACTGAATTGTATGGCCCACGCCAAAAAGCGTTGAAAGGGGATTTATGGGATGGCTGAAAAGGTTCTTATCGAAAGAGATTAGAGACTTGTTGGACTTGGGAGAACAGATTGTTTCTCGTCTTGATACCCCGGAAGAAAGAGCAGCAGCAATAGCATTTGGCAAACAGATGTTATCCGCAGATGGAGACGGTGGTTCTAGGGTAACAGTTGCTGAATGGGCTAAGTTTGGTGGTAAGCTGGGGATATTAAAGAGCCGAGCAAAAAAGAATCCATAGTACAGCATACCTTAGCCCTGTAAAATCGTGCTATGGCAAAATATGAGCCACTTAGGAATGGATTATGAAGCCTAATTATGTATACCGATGCGTAGTTACTCGTGTTGTTGATGGAGATACTGTTGATGCAGATATCGACCTTGGTTTCAACATGATATATAAGGAGCGCATACGTCTTATGGGGATTGATACCCCTGAATCCAGAACCCGCAACAAGAAAGAGAAAGCCTTGGGGCTTGCCAGTAAGGAACGTATTAAAGAATTGTTAAAGGGTGCTGAAGACATTGGTGGCAAGAGGGGTAAGAAAGCAATATATCTAGAGACTTCCAAAGAAGGTAAGGGAAAGTTTGGCAGGATTCTTGGGAACCTGTGGATTAACGACCGATGTGTTAATCAGGTTCTTATTGACGAGAACCATGCTCGCCCTTATTATGGCGGGAGTAAGGATGAAGTTGGGCCGTGGACTAAAGAGGTTGATGGTCAGTGGTTCCGATGGACTCCAAATGGATACGTAGATTACGGAGGGTAGAGATGCCTAAATATAAAGGTAAAGATGGCACAACGAAAGAGTACCCATACACCGAGAAAGGCATGAAAGCTTGGAAGAAAGCCAAGCAGGCCGACAGGAAAAGGAGAAAGGCTTCTCAGAAATAGGTGTTCCTAAGCTGAAGTGGCGTTGCTTTGGGACACGGCAAGCAACTGCCATAGTGTGCAAAAATATTTCAATAGAAAGCCAGTTGAATCTGGCGTTCTAGCATAATTTCCTTAATGTATTAAGCCTTGCTACGAAACCAATGCCCGTCCTTCATTGGTAAAAAGATGTTCTCATGTCTGTACTTGCGCCACTTCACTTAAATAGGTATCCCTTGGGGCAGCGTTGGGGATACAAAAAATTTATAGAAATAGAATTAATTAACAGCTAATATTAGAAGAAACAAGATAGAGTACACCGCGTTGCCCCCTATAGGAGACATATGCATGATGCAATATATGAGATAGCTGATTATGATCGGCAGGAGAAACTCAACAAGCTGGCGTTTCGTAAGCGTTTAACGCCGGAAGCTAAAGAAAAGGCGGTCTGTTCCTCCACTGGACAGGGGCATTACTGGTATGTAACCCCGCCGCCAGTGCAGTCGCACTATTGCAGAGACTGTGGGGCCACAAAAGCCTACAGTCTACGGGATTCTTTGAAGTTTATCTGGTAGCCATCGTTAACAGTAAGTAATCTGGTTTGTGACAGACACATTCACACGCCTTGTTGTGACACCTGTTGTGTTCCGTCCTGAAACATGGTATCGACACCGTTGGTTTTCTCATTGGTTGTTCTTTGGGGAGAGTCAACCCCTCTATAAACAATAGATGTAGTTTGCCTAACTTTTCTACCACGGCTCCAAATGGCGGGCCACCCCTTCGTGACGGGGTTATCCACGAAGTCGAAAGGAGGTGATATGTTTCTCGGCACGAACATTCTTTCCTACCCTAGCAATTTTACCGCGACTCTCCCCGGTGTATTATACCACTATGACCAAGCTTCGTTCTGGTGGCGATACTTATCTAAGAAGTCATAGACATCGCTCATGGTATCTTCGGAAAGGACGTTATCATTCATCTCCGCTTCTTCCCATACCCTAAAGAGCATTGATCTGGTTTGAGCATAAACTGTTATGAGGTTGCTCTCTTCTTCTCTCATGCGATGCATGTTCTTCTGTGTATGGCAGAAGCACCTGCAACCCTGAGCATCACAAAGGTGGTCTTGGATATCTTTTCTTTCACAAACTGTACTAATCATTAATCGTCTCCTTTCATCTGGTTGCCCCCTCAAGCAGATTATGCACTGCCTGTACTGACACAACCACTCGTCTACCTACATGAATTGGATTCACTGGTAGGTCACCGTTGTTTATAGCGTTGTACGCTGAGGCATTGCTGATGCCAATTACTTTCGCAAATGTTGGAATATTCATGGTCGCACCGTTGTGCTCGACCTTACAAACCTCACAGACTATCTCTTGAATCATTATTCACCCCCATAGGAATCTTCTTCATTTAGTTTCAAGTCCTCTACAATTTTATAGTCAGGTGCTAAGTGTTGTTGTACACCCCAGTTAGCATATGCCCTTCCTTTGTTCCACCATTTAAGCACGGCTACTATATCCTGCTGTACTTCTAATTCCTCTGTGTTCTTAGCCAGTGCCTGTAAGAGTATCCTAACCACATCAGACTGGGCTTGGTTCTTCCAAGACAGGATATCCTGTACTACTTCTGCTTGTTCTTCAGTCAGCGTAACTATCATTATTCTAGCTCCCCTACCTCTTCTAATATATCCTCTATGTCATCCTGATAGCTCGTGCGTACATGGAGGTACTGACGTAATTTACTGGTGAAGCGATCGAGATACATAGATACCACCGTCTCTCCACCCATCTGCCGTAGTCGCTTAGTGTTTCCTCGGTCGCCAATCCATGTGTCAAATGACTCAAGTATCCAAGCTATCAAGGTAAATCGCATGGCTGGTGTTGCGTTGTTTGATCCCGGCAATCCGCCTGATTGTTTCGGCCCTCCAAGCAATGCTCTAGTGTCGCTACTCACCTGCAACTTTTCCCATTCGCTTTGAATGGTGGTGAATAATCGCGTAATGGGATGATGGGGTTCCTTCCGGGTTGAGCCTCCAAGGGTAAGTATCTCGAAGAACTGCTCGACGCTCTCTTTACCGTAGTGGCTGCAAAGGACAAAATAAGCACCGGCTAGGACAGGCACTGCTATGTGCGTGTCATCTTTCATGCGCTTGGCTTCTGCCACAGCATGCTGCAAAAGTGGGTTGTCCTCAGCGATGCGCCTACCTACCTCGTTACGGGGTGGGGTCGTTGTATTATTATATAACTGACACATCATCTTCACGGTTGCGGCCATCTCCTTTGAGTTGGATATCCCCTGCCCCCTGATGACAGCTTCCAATGAGCGTGGGCGACCTTGGTCAAAATAGGGAGCCGTGCTTTCCGGTAGTCCCGATATTACTAAGCAAGGTACGCTATCCTTGCCTGTATCCACGATTGCCCTCAGTCGGTGTTGGCCGTCTAGCAATTTACCTGTGTCAGCAATGTGAATAGTTGTCAGGCTATGAATCCACTCGCCTTTATGCATAGCTTCAACATAGGTGCTGGCCTTAGCATGTGATATAGCCCTCTGTATGCCCACTTGATTGGCCAGTAGTGCTTTGGCCCGGACGATATCTATGTGTTCCCATTTTGCTTGCACCCGGTATTGCTTACCAAGCACATTTTCATACCACTGCATTGCGGGTGTCGTTGTCATACTGTTTATCATTATTCTATCTCCTCTATTTCGATAATTGTTTGTTCCTGTTTGCCCATCTCGTAGAATAAACTGTATGACAGCACAAATACGCTGTCATCTTCTACAACACGGGCTATGGTAAGTGCGTCAATCGTAGGTTTCAGACTGGCGAAAAGGTTGTCCATGTCTCTTCGCCGTTTGTCTTTAGCTACGAATGTAATTGAAACGTGTGCCTTACTAAAAGGTTTGTCTGGAATCCCAATGGACTTGGCCAATAGTACGGTGTCATGCAGGGCCTGCATCTTTGCTTTATGCAGTTGCATATAATGCACCCTCGCATTAGGACTAAGTTGCCTGTTTGGTAGCGAGGGCAATGTCATGGCCCATGTTGTCATGACTCCTTCTTAACCTTCTCTGCGATAGCCTCACGAACAAAGGCCGCTACGCTTCTGTGACCTCCGGCGGCTGCCTTGTCCTCTACCTGATCGTATAGATCAGCATCAATCTCTAGGGTCATCCTATGTATATATCTACGTGGTGGCTTCATGCACACCTCCTTCCTTATTTTGTGATCGCCATGTAAAGTGTTTCCACGGAATGTAAGCCATGTATCCTATGTCCCGTTCATCCCGGGTATCCCGGGTGCGTCCTCCCCAATAAATGGGTACATCAGTTTCCGGTATCTTTTTGGGTCTAGATAAATAGACTCCTTGTCCTTTATCACGAGGTATCCAATATACCACTAGTATTACATCCTCGCTTTGTAGCCTAAGCCACTTCGGAGATTCCAGCACCAATCCTTTATTACGTGCCTTTTCAAAAAACTTATCAGATCGTGTTTTGACCTCAACGTCACAATAAAATGCACCGCCTCGGTATAATGTGGCATCAAAATCCCTGTTCTTACCATCAACATCCCATGTAAAGTCGCCAGCTAAAGCACTAATTAATATATCCATAGCCTCTGCTTCGTTCTGTACGTCTATGGGTCGTTCGTATCTAGGACGCATAAGTCAGATTGTACAACACATTTACGTATGTGTCAACACACGGGTCGCTCTCTGCTATTGGTACTCTCAAATCCCCTGACTCACTCTCTTACCCTGTTACTAATCACACAGACTGGTTCGTTCCGAATGTGTGGTACTCTCTACCTGCATGACTCGTTCAAAGGGCTTGGTACTCTCAGCCGTGATGACTCGTTCTATTACTCTGTTACCCTCTATAGTGCTGACTCGTTCTTCCACCATGGTACTCTCAGTACCCATGACTCGCTCAGATCCTCTGGTACTCTCGGACCGATTGACTCGCTCCGATGCTGTGGCACTCTCTGATTCCATGACTCGTTCTTCTCCATTGGTACTCTCTCTGCCTGTGACTCGCTCCCCTCATGTGGTACTCTCATCATCTTTGACTCGCTCTCGGTGTGTGGTACTCTCTTATTGCGTGACTCACTTATTCAAAGTTAGGTGGTTTTATAAAGTGTGTATGGTTCAGGTGGTCTATGACGTATGGTTTAGGTGGCTCCTCTCCGTAGTGTAATTTGTATGCTACATGATGATAGTGGGCTAGGAATAACTTGACTGCATACCTCTTGGCTCTGGACTGTATGTGACCGGGAGACAGTTTACCTTTGGAGTAATGCTTGTATGCTTCAGTTCCCTTCCCTACTACTGCGGCTTTAATGGCAGCCTGATCTGCGAACAGCCCTGCTTCATTACGTTCTATCTCCAGTAGCTTACGTTCTGCGTACACCTTACCGTAGATATCTTCTTCATGGTTCTGTACCTTCACAAAGGACTCACCAATTTTCCATGCCAGTGTCTTCAGCTTGGCGTTCCACGGACGTAGTTCCTTGCTCTTCCATTCACTGGTGGGGTCTAGCCCGGCAAATCTCCATATAGCCCCTGCTGTGGGAGCTTTGGTGATATCTATATGAGCCGCTAATCCTGCCGCTATCACAGGCCCTATGCCTCGTATAGACATAGCCCACTGGGATATGGCGTGACTCTCTGCATATGCCTGTAACATCTGTTTGGCTTTGAGTTCTGCAAAGTTCTCTATAGATGCAAAGAAATTGGTAAGGTCTTTGGGTTCACCGCTTTCAGTCAAGGCTCTTACCTGATTAGCCCCACGTTTGCGGTTCTCTTGGTTCTGGTAGTAGTTATCTACGATGAACCTAACCTCTTGTGCTGACAGGTTCTTAGCCTCTTTGCGTATACTGTCACTCAACACCTCTATTGTGTCGAGTATTACTTCTTCTCCAGAAGATACGATTGCGTTGGTCTTAAATTTTACTGCCATGTTGTTCCTTTCGATTTGTTATTTATGTTTACTCGTCTAGCTTTCTTACCATCCAGATAAGACTCGCCGCTAGTAGCGTGAAGACTAGTGATGCCGTGCCTAAGCACTTAGCCCAACTCGCATCCGTGCCTTCTTCCTCTTCTTCTTCCTTGTCTTTGGTACTCATAATAAGTTCCTTTCTATTATTAATGATTCCCAAACCCTGCGAGGGTTGCCATGACTCTTGGGACTAGCGGACGGTTTGAATTCTCTTGTAGGAGCAATCCACTTGAGTGATGATGCCTTCCTCATCATCGGCCCCATAGCCCTGTTGTCGTATGTCTTTTCATCTAAGAACCCCCATACGTCATCAACAAAGAACAGGTGGTGCTTCTTGGCACATCGCCATATAGCTTCCATAGCCTGCATCTTCCATGATTCATGCGCCCCGTCTTCTACTCGATCCATGCCTTTTTTCTTGGCAATCAATGCCTGCTCTAACGATAACTGATGTGCGCCTCGCCATGTGTTTGCCATCGTTCCTCCTTTCTATTGTGGGTCTTGCCACGGCGTGCTTGGTATAAAATATGCTCCACCTTCAATGACAAAGCGTCTCTCTTTGCCGGATGGATTGATGTTCTTCTGCGCCCAGTGCTTACCCTTCACAATATTGGCTCGCCCTGAGTCCAGAGAAATATAAAGGCGTGGTTTCTCCAAGCCGAATTCCTGACCTCGACCATACTTAGCGTTCTCTTTCTTTTGTATAGCCACGATGACCACGCCATCGCCTATGGCATTAACTAAGTCTGTCATGTATCGATTAACCATCCAGATATCCTCGGTCATTTCCATGTAGTCAATGATGTTAATGCAGTCAGGTACAATAACATCAGCAAAGTTTGTTGACCGTTCAGCGGCTTCAAACTTCCAGTTCTCTATGGGCATATCAAATAACTCCACCCTTCCACGCAGTTCATGCGTACCCATCTCAGAACAGAAGTAATATATGGGCATACGATCTTGGTTGAGTCGTATTACATTCAACAGGAACGCTGTCTTGCCTGAGTTGGGTGACCCTGCGATGCACACTAAATTCTTGGGGTATACCTGTACCAAATCCTCTACCCCTAGCGGCCACCTGATATCCAAAGCCCGACCCTGTGGCGTGGACTTGTAGTCCAGACCAATGATCTCAGAGTCTACCTTCCTGTATCTTTTATTGGTGGATAAGTGTTGCCTGATCTTATTGGCTTTCTTCATTCTACCCAACGCATGGCTACGCAGGTTCTTGTCTTTAATTGTCCTGATGCCAAGCTCATTATCCAGTTCGTCTGTTGTCCACCATGTATCAGTCTGGTCGATCCAGTCTCTTATCATAGCAGTCAGGTTACGTGCTTCATCAGTATCTTCGCTAACACCTTGTGCTACCTCGACACGCTGTGATGTCACATTGGGATATCGCATTGCACTCTTGATAGTTTTACGCAATTCATCAAGGGAAAAAGGAGGAGTGCAGTTGTTAGCGAAACTCATCATAGATGCCTCGATAATATCCTCCGGCATACCCAGTCCATGAAAATACCCTGCTAACTTGATGGCGGTATCATCTCTGCTTCCCTCTGATACGCCCTGTAGGGCCTGAGACACCCAGTTTGGTGCGCTTTCTGATGTATCACTTGGGGCAGCCCCATTCTTTCGCTCTCTGACCTTTAATGGATCAGGAACTGTGAACATGGCGGCAATGGGGATCGTGCTGTTATGGAAAGCATAGGTTATATCGTTCACCACTGATGGGGGTGCTACAACATAGCCCCCTTCGCTACGTATATCTACCTTCTCTAATATATTGGCTGTTTGTTTAAGTTCTTCGTTGTACTTCAGGTATATATGCCAACCCCGTGGTGTCTTAACCGTCAGCGTCTTCGGAATAAGGGGTTTAATATATTGAATCGACTGTACTCCCTGTTCTCCATCGAGGTCTATGACTGACAGGTTGGACTTGATCCCACACGCAATTCCTATATTATATTCGTTATCTTTCCACCATTCCCTGATCTGATTCAGGTCAATCGTGGCATCGTTGTGACCATTGCCCCCTGCTATGGCAGGCATCTTACTGCCAACTGCCAATGGAAACACATAGAATCCATTCTTCGCATACTCAAGGGCGTGTTCTAGTAATGACATTATGCCGACCCCCTTTGTAATAATTGTCGCTCACGTTGCCTTCTTGCGTTGGCTCTGTTGCGACAGGGGTGACAGGTAGTGGACGCTCCATTTGTTGGATAGTATCCTCCGCAATTAGTACACACGGCATCTCGCCTTGAGTGCAGATCACACCTTAAATGACTAGGACTTAATGCTAAGAATGTATGAACACCATTGCGTTGCGATACACATTCTTTTTCTCTGGGATACGGTGGCTTAGTTGGTACACTCGCAAGCCCTTGTACTTTGCGTAATTGCTCGACTCGTTGCCTAGTTATGCCAAGCATTGCGGCGATATCTTTATCACGCATACCTTCACTGACAAAGTAAGCAACCTTGCTACGGTTCGTGCCATGATGTGGTTTTATATCAGTTGATTGGTCTGCCATGTTTCGTGCCTCTCCTTCCAATGATTTGTTAGGTCAGTGAGTGGGCTACCTTGAGTTCGGTAGCCACACTCGGTACATACTAGTCAGAATGGTTCGTCAAGTTCTGGCTCTGGTTCCTCTACGTTTACATTGGAACGTATAGCCTGTGCTATCTTGTTCACAGCTTTGGTAGCGTCAGCAATCCATGCGTCATCAGGCATTTCACCATTGCGCTCATAGTAAGCTATGACTAGGGCGGTGGCGTTAGTTCTGGCGTTGCCAGTTTCTTGACCATCAGCCCTCCACTGGTCACCGGCAGTTGGAGTCCATGTGGTATCAACATTATTATAAGACGGTGCTGACTGCACAGGCTTATTCTCTGGTTCTGCCTGCACTGGTGGCGTTGCTCCGGCGGGTGCTACGGAAGCAACATTCCAGAAGTACATCCAGTCCTGTTCTCCGGCACTATCTTTGTGCTGATCCTTACGGTTGCCCCTAGCAAGGGTAAAGTTATAAGACTGACCTTGCTCTACCCCTTCCAGTAGATTGCTGTACACCCCATATATAGTTACTGGGTATTGCCCAAGTGACTGGCTCTGTATGGTGATGTTCATGGTATTCTCCCTTTTCTCATTAGGAACAAGGGAGTTTACCTTTGCTAAGTGTCCTCTGTAAATTGGGTTATTATCTGGCATATTAGTTGTCCTTCTTTCTCTCGATTTTAATAGTTGGTGTACCGTATATTGCACTATCCTCGATAACCTCTGCCACATCATCGCCATACTTACCTAGGGGTTTAAGGTATGTGCGATTCCATTTCGCAGGTACTTCTACCATGCGAGCAGGCGTGTATGCCTTTGCCATCATCTCAGGTGATATACCGCGCTTCTCTGCCAATGCCCATATAGCCTGTATCTTATCGTTGTCAGTCTTGGGCGATCCTTTGGCTAGAAATACTTCATACTCAGGGTGTTCTGCAATGACAGACGCACCAATGTCTTCCATATAGTCTCTGAGTACTGACTCTGCATTGAAGATACGCTTATCCAAGTCCGATGCCTCAGCTTTCATATCCACAATGCCCTGAATCAAGTCCGATACTGTACCTTTGTCTAACATACTCAATCCTCCTTTCCATAAATTTGGTCTGGCAATACTAGCACCATCGTTAGATGCTGTCAACCCCTACTTTTCCTTCGCCTTGCGCAAGGGAATCTCTGGCTTGGACTCTAAGCCCATACCTTTAAATGTTGGGCCAAATGCACCATCTTCTGCGTGCCTAACTGATTTGATTAGTCTCTGGTTAGATGGGCCACTTGAGAACTCTATTCCTCTAAGGTATATTACGGCTTGCTCTATACTATTTATAGTATGACTAGGTACTTTGTGTTTTGTGTCGTATGCACCACTTAGCAGTACATCTATAACCGCATCTAGGACAATTGCTACCTTAGTTTCGAGGTTCACCGTTTCGACGCGGAGATTCCTATAACCCTCTACAGCCGATGCTTGGCTTTCAATTAATCGATCCAACTCCATTGCCTCCATGACACATTCCATATGCCCTGATTCTTTGAGGCTTTTCAGCGTTACGTTTTTCATTAAGTCGTATGCTTGCATATTTAATACTCCTTTATTACCACTCTTTTGTATAGGCATCACGTAGTTTCCATAACGCCCATTGATACTTACAAGTTTTACATACGCCATAGAACCATCTGCGTTCCATGACCTCTCCGAATTCTGTCTGTCGTAATACTGCGTGACCATAATCATGGGGATAGCTGACTATCTCCATGAAGTCAGCCCCCTCTGGGTTATCATGCTGACAGAACAGGCATTTATAACCCTTCATCTCTTGCTCATACTGCTCCATAGGAGCGACACGTGGTGTACTCATTCAGTGACCTCCTTTTCTACGCTATATTAACTATTTCAATCTCGCTTTGATGGAGGTTGCCGGTAAGAATGTTCTTGGCAACCTCATCTGTCAGGTCAATTTCCCTGAACTTTTCTTCTGCTTCCTTTTTAGTCTCTGCTTTTATTGTCGCAAAGAATGATGATACTATTCGATACTCGACTTGATACTCCATTATTCACCCCCCTTCATGAACTCTGCCAACTCATCTAATTTCGCCTTCTCCGCTTGTTGTCTCGTATATAGATCGCGTTGTTTTTCCTTGAGTTTTTCCACCTCCGCAAGCTTGTCCATCGTATCATTTAGGGTATCCATTGTTACCGTAGCTTGTGAATCTTCTTGTACAGGGGTGGGCTTAGGACGTGCGACTTGCACTAGTTTATAATCATAGTCCTCTCTGTCACAGGACAGGACGACTACATAGTCGAAAATGTATGGTGACTCATCAATGGCTGATCTAATGGCATCTAAGGCACTCCCATCTTGCAATCCTATGGCTGTCCATATAACTATCTTCTCAAACTTTAGTGGTATGTTTGCCGGTGTACTCATTTGCATTATTACTTTCCTCACAATCGTTATTTGATTTGAGCAGTTTAGCGTCATGCTCAGGACGACAGTCTATTGTAATTAAAATTTGGGATCACAATGCCAACACCTAGTCCAGTCAGGGTCAATCTCCCTGTCACAGTCACTACATGTATCAGCCATAAACACCTCCAGAATTCGATTTGTACTCTCACAATACCACAAGCGTCAGGAGGTTGTCAACCCCCCCCTGTCATCAGCCTTGCTCGATGGTTTCACATGTCTCTTGTATATGAACGGATCCGGCTTCCGGACTACACAGCATAGGATTCGGACACTCTGACTTGTGCATTATCTCTGCAACATAGCGAGCATCTGCATAGGATTCTGAGTGTAACTCAACCTCAATAATCTCTGGCTCATCAGACCAACAAAACACCTGTACTATATAGTTAGGCATATTTCACCTCTCCTTGTTCGATACTATCTTGAATCGGTTTATCGTATTTCCATAACTGTTCATCTGACAAGTTACGCAGTACATTGCCTGTAACATCAAGCGTTACTCTCCCATTAAGCCTAAACTTAGACATTGTTGGTTCGTCTACACTTCCTCTAGGTTGCCTAGATATTGAGTCCATTATACGAAGCTGAGTATGAACAGCTTCCCACACCTTGATACTATCTTCTAGGTCGTTGCACATGATTGTTACCTGATACATTTAATTTACCTCCACAACTTTCTTTATTGAGTAACCGAAATCACGATAGAAATCCGATACCTCTGGTAGGGTTTTGGGATAGTTGAACCAGTCATTTACATCTGTAAATGGTGGCTCATTGCCATGCTTACAGGTAGGGCGTAACTCATACCCATTTTTAATATCATTCCATTTACAGCGAACCTCGACCACCGGACTAGGCCAATGTGTACCATCACATTTACACCCTGAGTCCAGATGCCATGTCTCTCCATACTGTCCTTTGATTTTGTACTTCACTTATTTCACCTCTCTTTCTTTGTTTGAGTCCATGATTTGGCTATCGCTGAATAAGACTTCATCTAATCTACTGTTCGGCCAATCATCCATATCCGATCCGCATATATTGCAGAATTGCTCCACGTCACCATCAAGTTTGACGTGTATGTAGTCAAACATACACTCGCAATCCAAGTAGTCTTGCGCCAGTGTGATGCCACCGATTGTTTCAATCTGCATCTCTAGCGCATAGCGATGCGTGGCTGAGGCGGTACACCCTGTTAGGTCGTAAGCTTTACACATAGTATAGTGACCTAAGACAGGCGTGTTGTTCAGCTCCCAAAAGCGAACCCTATTACCTAGTCGATGCTCAAGTGATTCCTTATGCGTCTCGCATACTGGGTATGTGTCCATATCAATTCCTCCTGTTCGTAATTTGTTTGGCCTGTGTAGCCATCAATACCCAGAGAATTACGCTCTGGGCATACATGGTTACACTAACCGGTCACCTATTCTCGTTATGACTATCTCTCTCTTTGTGAGGTTGCCATGTATGTCGTAGTCACTCCGAGTAGGCGTATCACTAACCCTGAAGCTGTCACCTACATGATTAATCTTCCACGTTGAACCCTGTGGGAACGTGGCAATCACCTTATCTACAAATACCTGACGATTTTTATATGCAAAGCCCTGATCTCCGAAAGCGTCAAACAATATAGAAAACGCTAGTTGCTGACACCCCATGCCCCTGTATCCCCATTGGAACGCAGAAGCTATGCCATGTGGCGATCTTATATAACTCCCTATCTCGTTACTGCGCCCCTCCTTGATGTCTAGTGGTCGTTGACTAACATTGTGTTCCTTAACGAACACCTCTGGCATCATTCTCTCTCCCCTACTATTAACATAATTCTTCCTCCACCTACCCCAATATTTTTTCTGCGATATCATCTCGATACCTCCTGTTCGTAATTTGTTGTGAATACTCAGCTACAATAGCACATTCGGTAGATGCTGTCAATGCCTTGTGACTGTCCATAGCTATGCGAAACCGGCAAAGTTTATTTATATTACTCATTCGGATTATATGGTGGTGGTTCTTCGTACCACGTCATAAGGTTGTACATATCGCTTAAGTGTTTGCGAATATTACGCAACGATCCAAGAGTGTCACGTAGGTCTTCGTTATCGTTTAGCCATATATTCAAGTAACGCCTACGCCTACTATCCGGTATCAATTCCACCTGTAAGAACTCAATTGTTTTGGCTATGTCTCTTAGGCGTAGCTGTACCTCCTCGGATTCCTCTAGTACAGATTTTACTAACTCAATATCTAACCCAATAATCTCGCCTAATGGTATTGTATTTGTCATCTCAATTCCTCCTGTATATATTTATATTAGCCAGTTTTTAGACTTGGCTAGGTCTTTGGTGAGTTAGTTAATGACATCTGCCCCAATATAGTCTTGCCACGAGGTATACCCTGACAGAGCGGGGCCAGACGGCAATGCTATATGATTGACTAATGGACTATTAACGTTTGTATGCTTTTTGGCTTGAGCCACCATAGCTTCCAATATGTGGAATGGTTTGTTATATCCGCCACCATTGGCTTGGTAGCCATCTTTACGGTTTGCATGGAGTCTATAACCAGCTTCAGGTATGCGAAGTCTCATCAGTCTAGGGTTATCTGTATCGGTATCCGTTATGATATGAGCCATTAATCGATTATCAGTAACCCAAGTAAAGTATACCGTTACAAATTTTTCTATTCTGGCAATTTTATTTGGATCAGTCCTATCTATCAATGCTTTATTGACCTCTTGAGCTTCTTCAATTGCCTGAATAAAAACGTCCAAGCCGTGACTTCTGCCAGTTTTCGACTCCTTAATATCACTCAACATATCCTTGTTCAATTGCTGTATCGTGTTCATCGTGTACCCCTTCGTATTTGTATTTGGCTAATCTAGCCATCGATAGGCAGAGATTTTACGCTCTGCCTATTCATGGACATATTAACCAGCTAATTAATCCAGTATTTCGGACACTGGAAAGGCATAAACTTTGTCATGGTTGGCCACCTCTACCGTGCCTTGGCTGAACTGTTCACATATTTGATGCACAATTTCATCAATAGCGTTTAGGTTTGATGATTCACTAGTTCCCGCTTTGCTGATCTTCAATACAATATAGTCTGTCGTTTCTAACCTGTTAAACATTTTCAATCCCTCCGTAATTTATTTTTGGCTAGTGTTGCCATTCTAAGGCTGAAACGTGAGTGCTTCAGCCCTAGCTAAGCCCACTATGTATTTATATTTATTTAGTCGCAGTTTTTGTTTTAGCTGATGGCTTCACGTCCTCGGTCTTGCGACCGAGGATATAATTTGTGGAGCGTTGCGCCTTACTAGCCGCCTGAAGTGCTAATTTTTTGTCATTTTTCAATGCTCGAAGCCAACCCCTCAGATATGCAATACTATTTTTTCGTACCTCTGTGCTATCTATGCCACTTTCCATGCAGAGGAATGACGCACCGAATTCTGCCACTAATTCCTCTTTGCTGTAGGCTTCGTCACCGAAGTGTTTAGCTTTCATGTCGTCATTTTCCCATCGGTTTAGGCGTGATTTGTGACCGGTGCTATGTGTGAGTTCATGAAATACCGTTTTGTAGTAGCGATGTGCAGATTTGAACGCCTTACGAGGTGGCAAGTGTATTTCGTCGGTGGACGGCTGAAAGTATCTGTCATCGGCTGTATCGTGAAATATTTTCGGCTTATTCTTAAAATTCTTAATTATTTTTTCAGCTTCAGCTATGGGATCAAACTCGGTCAGTTTCTGTAATTCTTTCGCTTCAGGCAGTTTTAAGCCTGTAGCTTGTGCCACGTTAAACAATCTGTGAATATAGAGCCTCGGAATAACCCTCGTAGCTATGACTTCGCCGTTTTCGTCCTTGTCTTCGTATCGTTTGAAATCCCAATAAGCGATAGGCGTCGACTGCTGACCTTTAACATCGCCGCCATATTTTTGTATCTGTTGGAATGTCAGCCATTGAGCCGTTGGGTATTGGTTTATCGCCTGTTTCATTCGTAGAATGAACACATTGAAGCCGGTGTAGGCTCTGAGTGACTCGGCATTATGTGGAAATAATCCACCTTTGACCGGAGTATTTGGCGAATCCCAAGGCGTTAGCTTGTTGTTCTCGATTGCATACTCGATTGCCTGAATAATTTCATTCGTAATTACTTCGTAATTCTGATCCTGAGTACGACCTTTGCCATTTGTGCCTGATTTTCTCTTCGTTACCATTGGAACACCTCTCGAAATTTAAATTTTGTGCCTGACTAAGCAAGTTTGTCGCCTAGCCTGATTGCTCGACTGATCCGGATATGTTGCCTATCTAGCGGCAAGCTGTAGACCTCGTGGCTTTCGTCTTCGTAGAAGACCACCACGACTAGGACGCCATCAAGGCCACACTCAGCTAGGAAATTCTGTTTTCTGGCCCATGCTCTATGGCTGATGCGGATTTTATCGCTTCCATTTAGTGCCTGAGTAGTCACGGATTTGACCTCGTAGGCCAAGCCTTGATCTGCCCTGACTAGGTCGAATGGGTCTAGCTTTGCTGTAGGCGTCGCACCGACCAATTCGCCAACGATTCTTTCGCCTTTGTCCGCCATTGTTTCTAGCTGTAGTGTAGCCATCTCAATACCTCCGGTTCGATTTGATTTGTGCCTATCGGCTTGTACTGGTCGCCTTGTCTAACCAATCCCCGAAACCCTTATTTTTGCCGTTAGTCATGTTTGATACCTCCATTTCAATTTGATGATGCCATTATCCACACATACAAACATACTGTCAAATTGGAGTTGTGCCTAGCGATGGTTTAAAATCTGAGCAAAATTTGGCCAATTTAGCTACGAATTTTGATATTTTTCTGCTATTTTTAAAACTTGTTAAAAATTGACTATTTTACTCGTGAAAAGAATCCCCAAAAACCCAAGAAAAAACCCCAAAAATGAACAAAAAAGACCGAAAAATCAAGGGATATTTAGAAAATTTGAACAGCTTAGTATAGTTACAAGGTTACTATATACGTAGTATATAGATAACCATGTAACTAAATTTTCTGTCCTGATTGGGTTCCTTTTTTTGTCCTTTTGGCCTATTAGTTACTATAGTAAACTATAGTAACTATATTAACTATGTTGTAATTAGTTAATATGTGCCTGAAATTATGGTGTTTATAGCTAAATCAGGACTAGTTTAGGACTAGTTACAGGACAAGTTAGGAATTACGAGGACAAATGGAGTTACAACCCCCTAGGGGGTTGTAGTTGACTACGATGTTCAGGCGTGATAACGTCAAGCCATGACTAAACGATTAACAGCCA